GCCTCTGGCCACAGCGCCTTCAGCTCTTTGTAATTCTGGTCAATCAATTCTTTGACATGCGTGACAATCAGAATCTTGGTGTCTGACCACTGGCTTAACACCTGTCTGCAAAAATCTGCAATCACAACAGACTTACCGGTGCCGGTGGGCAACACAATGAGTGGGTTACCTGCGTTGTCTGCCATGTAGTTCATCGTGAACTCGATGGCTTCTTTTTGGTAATAACGAAGTTCCATTACGAATCAAGCTCCGCTGGTGGGATGACCTTGATGACTCGTTTGGCTAAGTCGTGAATATCTTCCAGCTCATCCAATGCCCCACAGGCAAAGAGTGAATAAGCATAGACATCCAACGATTTCATAATGAGCAACAAGTCTTCTCGGTCAAGGGTAATGTTTGAAACTACTTCGACCTGTCTATCCATGTTCGTCCATCTCTCAGCTTGTACTCGACCCAGTTATCACCGTAATCGGTCTGTTCGCCTGGAACAAGATCAGGATGATACAAGTGATCGGGACATCCTTTGAGCTGGTCGTCCATGGTCAGAATGTATTCATGCTTTTCGCACTTCCAAGTGCCATCACGCAGTGGCGTTGAGTGCATACACGTTCGGCAATTCACCCGCTTGGGTAGTTCGTCTTCATGGCACATGGCGTGCTGTGGACAATACTTACACTCGTACCAAGCAGGGTCATTAGAAATCTTTTCCGGTGGTCGCTTAGCGAAGATAACCCGCTCAGCTTTCTTAATAAGACGCTCGGCCTCTTGCGCATCGTAGTTCGTGCGCACGCTCGTTAAATCACGCACACCTGGCGAGGCAGCGGTCAGGTAATGACGCTCCGCTTTGAAGTAGTGCATATAGATTTGAGCTTGGGCGTAATAAATCTCATCCCAAAACTTAAGCGCATTCTCTTCGCCCTTCGTGGCCTTGAGCGTATTCAGCTTTTGAAACTTCTTGTCGTTGATGACTTTGCATTCCCAGACATGGAGCTTCTTAGGCGATTGAATCAGACCCATCAATAGTCCATCGCAGTTACCGCGAAAGTGTCCACCGAAATCTTCAAAAGAATGTTGCTGTCCTGGTTCGCGTTCGGTCGATAGCTCAAGGCCCTCGACAAGTCGCAACATATCAGCGACCACGAGTTCACCGCGATGTCCGTCGTTGATACGGCGTAACCCAGAGGCTTCGATGTATCTATCTTTGACCCAGCGGAAACCCGCCCAGAGCTTACGCTCACATGTTTCACCGACGCCTGAAGCGCCGAGATAGTTACGCGGTCTGAACTCTTGTGTGCGCTCTAGCGCCTCATCAATCGCGACCAATGTCGGGTCTTGCAAATTAGGAATTTTGACCATGCTACCCCCAAGGGTAAGCGCGACACCCTGAGTGGCTAGGGTGGGGGACAGACATCTACAGGATGCCGCGCCTACGCTTATTTCTTGTGACGTTCCCAGGGCTTCGCTTTACCAGCATCAGCCTCAGTTGTGGCGCTAGACGCTACAGCTTTCACTGCCTCGCCTGCCAAGTACGTCGCACTATTCTGCGGACTGCCATCACGCGATTGAGTGACTTTGATCTTCACCTGCAACGGCTTGAAATGCAACTCCTCAGAATTGTTGAGGGTCAAAATGTTCACCGCCCGACAGATGGAAGCCAATTGCCGGTTGGCAATCTCAACCGTCTTCGGGTTGTTGTTGAACAAGTTCAAGCGGTCAAAGAACTTACGACCCGTGTGGGTCGGACCTTGAACCTCAAACTCTAGATACAAGTACTGACCGTCGCCAGCTTTTGTGGTTCTCATGTCTGAGTTCACGATTTGCATCGTGTAGACACCTGCTGGCAGGGGTTCGTATTGTCCTGAGCTAACAGGAATTTCTTGGGCGTTAAAGTTTAATTGTGCCATTTTACTCTCCAGTTACGGCGTTCATTGATTGTCCAAGGGCTTCGGCAAACTTGCCGTAGTCCAGTGGCAGGGTGTCAGGCAGCGCCCAGCGAGACTTCGCGGACCAACCTGGACGTTCTTGGGTGTACAGCACACGGCTACCCGTTCCCACAGCGCGGGTCACCTTCTGGTTGAAGCCCACATCGGACTTGACCGTGGTGTACTGTTGATTGGCAAACATCAGAATGTCGCACCATTCGGAAACGACACTGGCGCTGCCATGGTGTAGGTCGAGCTGATAGCGATCGTAAGGATCGGTCAGCGGGTCATCAAAGCGCTTGACCTGAGAGTGCGCCAAGAGAATGACCTGCATGTTCTTGTCGTTACGCAGGTAGTCGAGGCCCTCTAGGATTTGTTTCCAGTAATCGACCGCTGCCTTGTAGCCGCGACCGTAGCCAATGGCATCAATCGTGACGACGTTGTTATCGGCAGCGACTTTCTTGTGCACGAGCTGCTCAGCCCAGTCGGCACTGTCGATCACAACGGTAGCAAAGTCGTGGTCTTCCGAAGCCAAGGCTCCGATCGAATCCATGATGTCTTCAAAAGATTTGCAGAGCGGGAAAGCCGTGGCATCGACCGCATCCAATCCCTCTTCGGTTGGGATGAACACAGGCGACGGAGCCCCTGCTGCAAAGGTAGATTTACCAATGCCATGCACCCCATAAAGGACAATGCGTGGCGGACGGGCAACGCCAGTCTTCTTGAGACTAGCAAGGGAGATAGCCATATTAAGCTCCTAAAGTGATGGTGACTGCGGTCTTCGCAGGCTTGATGGTTAACGCTTTCGATAACAGCTTGTAGAGCTGAGGCTCGTTGTTAGCCAAATATTTGACCCCCGTCTCATCAAGCTCACGCTTGATCTTAACGGGCTGCAAACTCTCTGGGATTTGAGAAGCAATGGATGAATCAAAAACATCCCAGTCAATCTTGCGATTGAGCTTGCCGGTGACGGTCACTTTAAAGTTACCAATCGTGTGGGTCTTGCTACCTTCTTCACGAGCGCCAACAATGGCGATCAGTTCTTCTTCGAGTTGAACTCGACGCTCATTCGCTTCGCGTTCAATCTGACGGGCCTCAAACAGCTCTTCTGCAATTTCAGTTTCAGTTCGCATTTCAAGTTCCTCAAGTTGACTGGCGGCAGCCAGTGAGTGAAGATTAAACCCCCTTGTGACGGAATGCAATAGGTGGCAAGATGGAACTTGAAATATTTTTCTGGAGGAGCGATGTCGCTGAAAGAATACCTTAAGAAGCACGGCTTGACACACGGCGAATTTGCTGCCTTGTGTGGGTGTACCCGTGCCGCTGTAACCCGATGGGCTACAAAAAGCCGTGCCCCAAATCCCAAGTGGGTGCGCGTGATTGAAGCCAAAACCAAGGGAGAAGTGAGCGCATGGGACCTCGTTGAGGGCGGGGAATTATTAGCCGCAATCTACCGCAAAGGTCTTACTCTACAGGCAGCCTCTCGGAAATTACGCATTTCTAGAAATCTCTTGGCGCTTTATGCCAAGCATTTATATGAACCTAATCCGATGCATGCCGAGAAAATTAAACGACATTTTGGAGTAACGCTATGATTGATATGATTATTTATGGCACCCCGATCGGGAAAGGTCGGCCTCGCTTTGGGCGGGGCAAGAGCGGTAACGTCGTCACCTTTACACCGAAGAAGACACGGGAATACGAGCAGGGCGTTAAGGCGCTCGCGCAGGTCGCGATGATGAATCGCACCCTCATAGAGGGGCCTGTAAAAGTAACGATCATTGCGATCTTTAATCACAAAACCAAAACAGGTTGGCATATGTCGCGGCCTGATCTGGATAACATTGTGAAAGCGATTCTTGATGGGCTGAATGGAATCGTCTACGCCGATGATACGCAAGTTGCGGAACTCGTTGCATCAAAGAAATACGATGACAGCGAAGAGCGCGTAGAGGTTTTAGTCGAAACACTGTAAGAGTGGGTGGGGAATGTCTGAAAATTTCATGGCGCAATACGGCGCACGATTGCTCGACGCCGGTTATCGCATTATTCCGATTTGGCCTGGCACCAAAAAGCCCGGTCGTTGGGATGGCACCAAGTGGCAGGACATGCCGCGCTGGACGAGCGTGGATACGACGACTGCTCATGTGGAAATGTGGGAGAAATGGCCTGAGTGCGGCATCGGCATTCTGACGGGCAACGTCGTTGCCATTGATATCGATGTCCTAGATAGCTCCGTTGCCGTAGCCGTCGGTAGTGTCTTCCAAGAGCATCTCGGCAAGACCGATTTCATTCGCATTGGGAAAAGCCCGAAGGCACTCTATCTCTATCGAACCGAAACGCCGTTCCCCAAAATTTCCATGCACCCCATCGAGGTGCTAGGACAAGGCCAGCAGTTCGTGGCTTACGCCATTCACCCTGAAACACAGCGGCCTTACGAATGGCCCATGTCTTACCCCCACGAGCAGGCGCTAGAGGCGCTGCCGGTCGTGACCTATGAGCAGGTCTTGCAGGCTTGTGAGGCGGCGTACAAAGCGCTACCACCGAATCTCAGACGCCAACGGCTTCAGCACACGGTCATCCCTGACAAGGATGCCAGAACGTCCGCAGAAGGTTTGACCGGTACGCTCTTGGCCGTGCAAGAGGCCCTCAAGCATGTCCCAAATCCCGACCTTAGTTGGGATGATTGGAACCGCATCGGCATGGCGATCTACTGCGCGACCGAAGGCAAAGGTTTCATCGTCTTTGACCAATGGTCACGCGACTCCGGCAAGTACAACGCCATCGAAACCCGTCAACGCTGGGACCACTACAGCAAATCGCCGCCGTCAAAGATTGGAGCTGGCACACTTTACTACTACGCCCAGCAGAACGGCTGGGTTCCCGCTCCGCACATCAATCTCAATCCCGTCAAAGCCGTGCAGGTGGATCTGACCGGTATCACCAATGTTAAGAAGCCACCCCGCAGCACCAAAGAAAACTTCCCGCACGAATGGTTTGATAGCTCATCGCTGGTGGGGCGTGTCACCCGTTGGATCTTAAGTAGTTCCATTCAACCGCAGCCGACGTTTTCGCTCGTCAATACCTTGTGCATGTTCGGCGCGCTCTTTGGGCGGCGGTACGCCATGGCTCAGTTCAACACCCGTTGCAACGTGTTTGCGATCGCTGTCGCGACGCCTGGTGCAGGCAAGGACCACTCACGCCAGCAAGTGAAAAAGATTCTGGAAGTTTCAGGACTCAATGACTACATCTCTGGCGATCGCTTCTCATCAGGCGTAGCCATTCTTAGAACCCTGCACGACTTTCCCTCACGCATCTCTCACTTGGATGAAATGGGATTGTATCTGCAATCGCTCACCGCGAAGACCGCTGCCTCTCACCAGAAAGACATCATCAAAACCTTGCTTGAAATCTACAGCAGCAGTGGCGGAACGTATCACGGCCAAGAGTACGCCGATAACAAGGACCGCAAACGCTTTGACCTGAAGCAACCCAACTTTAATTTCTTTGGCACTACGACGCCTTCGTCGCTCACCAAAGCACTCAACTTTGAAATGCTGGACAACGGCACCATGAGCCGCATCCTGCTTGTGCCCGCCTTTGAAGATTATCCTGCTCGACAGGTTCCGGAACTCAATGATCCGCCTGATGATTTGATTCGTGACATCACCGATGCCGTGTCAATCATGCCCGTAGGCATCGGAAACTTAGGAAACCTACAGCACGTTGCCAGCTCTGCCGTGGTGCCGATTACCGTGCGTTGGGAAGACAATGCGTTTGAAGAATACGAGAAGATGCTGGACTGGCAGATTGAGTCCGCTCGCAAGAAAGATTTTCTGTGGGTGCGGTACGCCGAGCTTGCGCTCAAAGTGGCCATGATCGAAGCCATCGCCCGAAAGCCAGAGACGCCCGTGGTTACGCTCGAAATTATGAGCATGGCCGGAAGTTTAGTACGCTGGTCATTCAACTACACCGCAGAGCTTCTCTACAAAGAAGTCGCTGAGAATGACATCGAGGCTGCGCACAAAAAGATTAAGCGCCTCATTCGGGAAGCCGGTGATGAAGGCGTAAGCACCACTCAGCTTGCCCGCTCATGCCAAGGCATGAAGTCACGCGATCGAAACGAGATTCTCCAGACGCTGCTGGAAGCCGGTGAAATCATCGAGGAAGTTATCAAAGCACAAGGCTCCGGTCGCGATCGCAAAGTCTACAAAGTGCGTAGATAAAAAAATGCCCGAGGAGCAGAACGCTCAACTCGGGCGAGGGGTCCGTGAGGACCAGGAGGTAACAACAATGAGCCTTTAGCTTACCAAGGTTTGGGAGGCGTATCAACGGCAGCTTCCGCTGCCAATGCCATGTACGCTGTGGCGTCTATCCAGTTGTCCATATCGTGCCCCGTGTGTTCGCGGCAGAGCTTCAGGATGACCATAAAGGTCCACCCCTCTACATCGGTCAGCCCCTTGCCCGTGAGGGCGTTAAACACCCGCACCGTGCGCTCCATCGAACGCTCTTCACCCTTGTCACGCAAGGCCCCACGCTGCTTCATCACTTCGGCAGCGGTCTGTAAGATATCTTCTGCTTTAGTCATCGACACTCCAAGTTTCCGTTTGTCGTTTCAATCGGGGCCATGTGACATCGCGAACGAATGACTTATCGTGCACCAGCACATGGTTCGTCGGCTGCGCGGTAAAGCGCCCGTTGTTCAGTTGAATGAAATAAAACTCTTTCGATTGCTCTGGCTCTAAGCTAAAGCCGTCCATCATCGGGATCGCAGTGAATAAATATTTCCCCTCGTGCTCGACGCCCGACCGTAATCGAACGGTGACAGGGACCGCTTCCAAAAAAGGATATTCCACTACGCTGAAATCATGTCCGTAACAATCCCACGTTTGCCCCTCGTCCATCCGCCACAAGGGAGCGGTCGGCTTATGCGCCAACCGATGCAGCGGAACATTCCGATACACCGCGCCACATTCCAGCATCACATGACATCCCCACGTTCTCCCAGGATGACTTACTAAACCAAACCATGCGACCCGTTCCCAGCTCTCGTTGCCAAACGTATTGGGCTCTACTAAACAATATCGATGCCGAGGGAGAGGTCCTGCACCGCTATACATCATCGATCTTGCCCTGCTTCATCCTGCGTCGAATCTCAACCATGCGCTTGTAGTGCTCAGGCGGTCTGCGTTTCTTCTCGCCCGTCGCCTTGCCTCCCTTTTTCCCTAGCTCAGACATGTACTGTTTTAATTTATCGTCCATCTTTATTCCTAAGATATTCCAACTCTCGTCTCAGCGTCAGAATCTCCTGCTCCAATGTGTCAGCTTGTTTCAAAAAGTTATAAAACCGTAAGTCCTCTAACGCCTTCTGAACCGTCGTCGTTTGCGATTGCCCGTAGCCCCATGGCATCTTTTTCAACTCACGTTCCCAGCTCCCAGGCTCCGACTCGTTGTCAATAATCATCGCGTTCATTCCTCTTCAAGCAAGTGATTGTTGATGACGTAAGCCTTCACAATATCTAGGACGCCCACAATTTCAGCCAAAGAAATCTGATTATGGTACTCAGAAAGCACTTCATACACCTTGCCTGCCAGCTCTTCGTTCTTGGCAAACTTGGTATTAAAGTCCGGTCGAATCACATTGTCATTCGCCATGACCGCGCTCCCATTCAATGGCTTGAACCACCCGCTCTACTTGCGGAGCCCAGTCTGCCAGAATGTGCTCACGGTTAAAAATCTGTACCGATTCGTACCAATCGCTATAGCCCTGAGCGTCCTTGTTGCCCCAGTACCACAGCTTGTTGGAATCCAACAGTTTCACATGCGCGCCACAGGCCCCCGCAATGTGCACGGTCGAGCTGCTGACGGATACAATCACATCACAGAGCACGCTTAAGGCAGCGAGGCCCTCCAAATCCTTCATCAGGTCGATGCCGCTATCGATGATGTCGTAGCCGGATTCTTTAATCTCCTGCTGCACCGCACCGTATTGCAGGTTCACAAACTTACAATTGGGCATCGCCAGAACCGGAGCCAGCTCTTTCAGCTTCATCGATTTGTGCGGACCGATCTTCATCGCGCTCGATACCCACGAGAGTCCCACCACAAAGTCGTCGTCCTTAAGGCCCAGCTTCTCTTCTAATTCCCGCTCCCGATTGACATCAGGCTCCAAGTAAGACTTCATCGCGTACTCACGAATGTCATCTTGGCTTTCGATAAAGCACCCGCCTAACGACGCAAACGGAATGTGCGATTCGTGCTCGTTCGCAGGCACCTTGTCCATGTTGGAAATAAACTGAATGTCCGGCATCGATCGCGAAAAGAGCGGAATCAACCGAGGGTCCACCATGGCCGTCACCTTGGAGCAGTAGTGACGTATCGTCGGCAGTAGCGAACCATAAATCACTTGGTCACCCACGCCCTGCTCACCCCACACCAACACCGATTGATAACCCTCACCGATGCTCCACTTGGGCTTCGTCGTTTCTAGCGGGCGCGATTTAAATCGCGGGCTATCCCAGCGAACGTCATACAGCTTCCAGCCATCCACAAACTCATTCATCTGGAGCTTCATCAACCCGAGCACCCACCGCGCATTGGCATCGTCCGGAGCGACCTCGACCGCCTTTTCAAAAAGCGCCCGCGCTTCTTTCCAGCGCCCCATTTCCCAATGCGCTGCGCCGTGCTGAATGTAGACCGCAATCTTATCCGGACCCAGCTCCGATGCCCGCTTGAAATCTTCCGTCGCCTCGTCGTACCGCTGCTGCTCGGCCTTACACACCGCTCGCCCAAAATAATCTTCGTAATCCTGGAAGTACTTCATCGCGATGCCGTAATACTTTTCAGCTTTACGGTGCTGGCCCATCATCTGATATAACTTCGCCTTCGAGCGATAAAGCACCGTGAGCGACGGCTCAACATCTAACCCGTAGTCACACATGTCCACCGCATCTTGATAACGCTTCGCG